CCCTAGTTTGTTCTGACCACTGGGGGTTTGATTATCCCAGTAGCCACAATCTGGCCTTGGCAGGGTATGGGTTGGGGTCAGTTTTGGCAGGTTATGGAGCCACAAGCCGGTTTTCTTACTCTCAGGATGACCGAACTGGTACGGCTGGACGTATTGGCCGGCCTTTATTGGTAACACTCCGACAGGGTTTTCCATTGCTACCCGTGGCGCGTTCTCTTTTGCATGGGCATATAGTGCAAGCGTCCAATCTATCGCCTCCAATCGCTCCCCGTGGCGCTTCATCCCCGAACCATAATGGGCATTACCTGAGACTGCCAGAGCGGTGCATGGTGGGTGCATCACGATCAGATCCCAACCGAGGTCGATTACCTCCCAACAATCGCCCCTGTAATGGTGGGGGCTGTCATCATCGGATTCTAGCAGGTCGCAACTGTACGCATCATGCCCGCGCTTTCTGAATGCCTCCCTAACCTTACCGCTATACTCGCAAGCTATTAAAACTCTCATTAGATTCTCCAAATTAGGCTAATTATTAACATGTAAAAAAAGAGGCCCATACAGGCCCCAATTGATGCAAAAAGTATTTTATCTATCATTGCGCTCGTTCTCTTACTTCTTCGATTAACTCCATGATAGCGCCATAGATTAGATTAAACCGCTCTTGGTCTTCTTCGTTGTAGCGCTCGTTACCGTGCTCATCCGTAAGCATTTGGACATCCTGCCCGCCTATTGACATCATGGCGTCAGCTATATCGCAACAGAGTTCCACTTTTTCATGGTTTTTAATTTTCATGGTTTAAGCTCCTAGTGATAAAAAAGTAAAGGTTATAAGGTAAAGCATGGAGGCGCCAATCAAGGCACCACCCACAAACACAACAGCCCCAACTGCTGCAGCTATAAAGTTAGAACGGCGCTCTCTCTTGGCGTGTTCCTTTTGCATTCTTATATATGCTGAGTTCATGATTAAAGGTCTCCGTATTGTTTGCAGGCTTCATCAAGTAAGATGGCATAGGCTAATTTTGTAACGTAATCGTCGAAAGACTTGGCTTTAAAATCAATTTCATCTAGCTGCGCTTCTCCGTTGTCTCTATTGCATTCAGTGCAAAGAATGGCAGCCTTATAGGTATAAATCACACATTCATGGCCATCGACCAGCTGATGAATCATTTCGTAAGGATCTGAGCCGTATTCTTTGGCCTCAGCTAGTGCCATTAGTGCGATGTCTAAAGCGGCTGATTCTAAATCGTATTGATTGTTTATCATGGGTTACTACTCCTAGTGGTTTATTAAAGCTCGACGCTTTTTTGATTAAATTCGGATTCTACTAATTGATGCTTGATTTCATCTAAACGAGATTGCATTGCCTTTAGCTCGTCGCAGATCTTTTTATCAAAGTGGCGGGCAAACACTGCCAGATCAGTAACTGAGTCAATGCTGGCATATTGCCATCTTTCGGCATACTGCTCTTTAGTAAGTGTGATTGGATCGCCAAAACTGTTTTGTGTATTGATAACTCTCATCGTGTCCTACTCCTAGGTAAGTACTGTATATCTGTACAGTGGTTTAAAATCGCCATTTAGTCGGCTTGCGAGCATCTTAATACTATCCATTGACATAAAGCAAACAAGAATGTGTTTTTTTATGAATATAGACCAATAACTGATTAAATAATGATCAATCTGTACAAATAATGAGCAATGTTGTGTTAAAATCGGGCTAATGAAATCAAGGGCTTAAATCTAAAGAAAGGGATGAGATGGGTATTATCACACAATAGACGCTCTCAGGCTGACGAGAGGGTGCATATAAGGGCATTACAGGCGTTATTGATACCATCGCAAGGGTATGGCTTAAACGGGCTTAGAATGCGATACAAGGGCAAGCGATCATGGTAGTTATCCACAGGTTATTAACAGCTGTATGTTTGACCACTGTATTTATGTACAGGTGTATGGATGTACAGTGCTGGTTATCCTACTGGTTATCAACAGCCTATCCACAGGTTATGTACAGGTTATGTACAGGTTATCCACAGGCTAGAGTGAAGGGCACCCCCCTCCCCGAAGCCGCCGATTTCGCCAATGTATATGTCCCTCGCAAAAAAAAATTACCAATTTTAAGGTGAACCATGATTAAGATAATATGTGATGAAGAAGTCCATGAAAGTGACATTGAGCTAATTGAGCTATTTGGTGTATCACTTATTGATAAAGACAAAGATACTATGGTTGACTTGCTTTACATAGTAGAAGATAAGATGTCTGGTAATTGTATTTGCTTTGAAGAAACGTGTATCTGTAGTAAATGGAATTAAAAACAATTCTTATTTGCTATAAAGCAAAGGTGTTTATATGAGTCGATTAGGCAGTCCCAATAAGAACAAGAAGTTTCTGTTGGCCAGATTGCAGGATATGTATGGCGAGCAGTTCCACCCTATAATGAAGATGGCTGAGGCTGCTAGTAAGCTTGATTACATTGCTGAACAAGAGGGTGATGTGACTGCTTTGACTGCTGCGCTTAATGGTTGGAGTAAGATAGCAGAGTATACAGAGCCTAAGCTTAAAGCTGTTGAGGTGCGTGCTGACGACTCTACAATAGTTAGGGTATCCCGTAGGCGCTTTGATGGCACTACAGATGAAGTTGATAGTGATGCGGCAGACTTATTATTAGAAGAGGCTGTCATAGCTGAAATAGTTGAAGATGAAGAGGAACCTGAAGATGAGTAAGAAGAAACCTTTGTTAGCTGCGTTAGATAAAGAGACTAGAAACCGCCACTTCCCTGAGTCTAATGGTGGTAAGGGTAGTCACGCTAGGAAGTCTACCCCTGAGACAAGAAACAAGTTTAAGTCTGGCTATGATGGTATTGACTGGAGCAAGAAGTGAGTCAAATTGAATACTGTATGGGGCCACAAGGCCAGGTGTTGCAGGACTATTCTGACTGTCGTTCTCAAAACTCCTTTATCTGTGGGCCACTAGGCTCCGGTAAGACAGTACAGACTATCCTCAAACTGTTTGACCTTATGTGTGAGCAAAAGCCTGTAATGGCTAAGGGGCATAAGAACTACGGTGTTAGGCTATCCAGGATCATTGCTGCCCGTAATACATACTCTGAACTGTTCTCTACCACGATTAAGGACTGGCTAGAGATACATGAAGACCTGGGGCCGTTTAGACAGGGTAACAAAGAACCCCCTACGCATTATATTAAGTTTCGTTTAGAAGATGGCACCACCGTACAGAGCGAGGTCATATTCATTGCATTTGACCGTCCTGAGCACGTTAAGAAGGCTAGGGGTATCCAGACTACATGGGTGTGGCTAAACGAGACTAAGGAGCATTCTAAGGCTGTTCTAGACATGCTTGATCTACGTCATGGTCGTTACCCCTCTAACAAGGAAGGTATTAAGCCTACACACCATGGGATGCTGGGTGATACTAACGCCCCTGATGAAGACCACTGGTACTACAAGCTTGCTGAGATAGAGCGCCCTGAAGGTTGGGTATTCCATCGTCAACCAGGTGGTGTATTCCGTGATGGCGAGGAATGGAAGATAAACAATAAGGCAGAGAACCTGACTAACCTGCCTGACAACTACTACAAGAGAGGCTTAAGTGGTAAAACAGATGATTGGATCAAGGTTAATCTTGCTAACGAGTATGGCTTTGTGTCTAACGGTAAGCCAGTTCACCCTATGTATACCGACTCAGTACATGCGGCCCACATGGAATTCACACCCAGTAAAGACACCCCCATTATCCTAGGATTTGACTTCGGTCGAACACCTGCTTGTGCGTTTCTACAGCGTACTTCGATAGGGAGATGGGTGTGCTTTGATGAAATGGTACTGACAGACTCTGGTGCTATTGACTTTGCGCCAACATTAAAGCGTTACATCGAGGATACATACCCTGGTCACACGTTTAAAGGCTGGGGAGACCCGTCTGGTGACAACAAAAACCAGTCAAACAGTGAGACTCCGTTCCAGATTATGCGTGCTGCTGGCATTCCGTGTTATCCAACAGAGTCTAATGACCCGTTAAAGCGCCGAGCTGCTCTAGAA